CACGGGTTATGCTCGCTGCCGCACCGTCTGGGGCAGTCTCAAAAGCACGCCCCGCCGTTTTTATCATTGACGACATTCTGTACACGGCCGACGGCTCCAAGGGGGGCGACGGGTCGTTCAACATTAACCCAGCGAATTCGTTCAGTGGTGTGCTTTACCGTCATCGTGATAATACGAACGGGCGTGGACGTTCGACGTCGGATCACACCACTTACACGTGGGGTGATGGTATCGTTACTTTGCCGATCAAGAGTCTCATGGAGTTCTCGCTTGATGTGTGCGTGAGTATTGCGCACGAGGATTATAATTCCGAGGCCGAGAAAGATAAAGCGGTCGGCTCGTATTTCTTCGGGTTCAAGCTCGATAACCGGGGTATTTGGCAGACCGAGATTCAGTACAATCGCACGTTCATGACCCATCATATGCAGTGGCGCCTTTCCGTAGAGGCCGGTTCTCACAGGGTTGCTTACACTACGGCGGGTAGTTATGGTGCTGACCCGTACTGGCATTACGATGGTGGCGTTTTCCCTGGCACCGTGTTTACGGTGGCTACCCTTGGCGCGACTCGCGTTGACCTGTAACCGATAGAATAGTTCACTATTAGAAATAGGTGATAATAATATGACTAAGGTCATAGCGACGGTTGTGAATGCTGCCGGCAAGACAGTCAACGCAACAATGAGCGTGCGCCCAGAAACCGTTTATACGTCCGACAATATTACGACAGTCCCCGCCCCCGTGCGTGGCGATGCCGATGACAAGGGCAGGATTGAGGTTGAGGTAGACGCCAGCCATGGAGGCAGATGGGCAATTGTCTTGAATGTTGCCGGCGTTTGGGCGCGCGAAGTTCGAGGGGCAGAGTTGCCGGCCTCCGGTGACGTGCAGGTGACCTCCCTGTCAGCATGGAACGGCGGCAGTACCCCTGATCCCGGCAATCCCGGTGGTGGCGGCGGCCAGGGCAACGGTGGCAAGATCACAGTCAGTGACGATGGTCTTACCTGGACCTACGGAGAGTGAGAAAGCACAATGGCAAACGTTACTGGGTACACTAAGGCTGGCGTTGACAAGCTGGTCGCTCCCTTGTTCTCTTCAATCTCGCCTTTCACGGTCGGCGAACACTACTATTCCCCGGTCACGTATTTCTGGCCTGACTTCTATAATGAGGGCCAGGCCGGAAAGGTTTCAAAGTGGGCCAAGACATTGGCTTACGGGAATGCGCTCGGCTACGTAATCATGAACCGCTCTACGGGCGATTGGTCTGCCAAAGATAACGACTTTCTCACCCAGGCGCAGCGCGCCCAGGCGGCCGGGGCAAAGAGGGTGCTTTGGTACATTCCTACCCGCTACGGCGTCGCATCGCTCGGCAAAGACGACGCCGCTAGGAATGGTGTGCCCGACCCGGACAAGTTTACGCGCGAATACATTATGCAGCTGTGCGCTAACCTGCGCTCCCAGTACGGGGATCTTTTCCAGGGTGTATTCTTGGACGAGGTAATCAACGGCTGGGGGGCGCAGTCCGGACGAGTCGGTTGGTACGGTGACCTCATCGGCGAAATTCGACACACCTACGGCAAGAATTTCACAATCGCCATCAACCCTGGCAGTAACATTACTGAGGCCGTGTGTGCGCTCGATTTCGACGTGTGCATGAGCTTTGAGAACACTGCCGCCAAGTATTTGACGGATGACCCTAATAGCCCGATCGCGAATGATGTGATGCGAGCGCAGCCTTCCACCAAGTGGTGGCACGTCGTCCATGGGGTTACGAAAGAGAATTTCCGACAGGTCATTGACCGTGCCGCGTCGTTCGGCGTGTCGCATTTGTATGTGACCGACGGTGAACTAGTGCAGGGTGAGGGCGGCCAGTGGGTTCCCGAGAAGAACCCTTATCAGAATCCTCCGTCGGATTGGATCATGGAGCGCGTGGTCGCTTGGCATGGCGGCTACCTCGGCCTGGCTGAGCGTGTTGCCGCGTTGGAGGCGAAGGCGGCCCCGGCCCCGGCCCCGCAGCATGGCGCCTGAGTGTTTCACGTGAAACATTCCCTCTCACCGCGATTTCTGCGGTGAGAGGGAATGTTTTCATGCTCGACGCACAAGACTATAGCCCCAGGCGTTGGTAGTCTCCTCCGTGCTCGCGAGCAATATCGTCCAACACGGCCATGAGATCAGAGCGCGCATCGTCCTGAACGGTGATAGACGGTGAGTTTAGGATTGAGTGAATCGTGCTGTCGATCTCTCGGAATCGGCGTGTGGCAATAGCATTATATTCTGTATCGTCCCATCGTCGTGCTAGACGACGCGCAAGATTAGAGGTGTTCTGGCCGTTTGTTTTATGGCTATTGCCCACAATGCTCAGCGGCCAACCGTAAATGATCCATTTACTGATAGCGCCGTCGTCAGTGTTTTCTACGACGACGTCAATTACGGCGTCATTGTAGGGATTGCACCATTCCAAATGGGCAGTCATGCGCGACTCGTCAATATCGCACACGTCGGGCTTCGGAAGCCACAACTGTGTGAGGCTAATCTCGTGTTCGATCTCCAGCATGGGGCTATTCGTTGTCATGAGACGCTCCGCAAAAGTAGGTTGCAGCGCATCGCAGAATGCTCCGGACTGCAGGATTCCCCGTGAGTCCACCCTGCTGACACGCCGCGCCTCGTCGTCACCACAACACCATCATCGGTGACTTCGATCTTCCCCGACAAAGAGTCGATAACGGTAACTCCCGTGCAGTCGGAAATGCGAAGCGCCGCGATAGTGTCCCGCAATTCCCTGGCAATAGCCAGCGCGATTTCCCGCCGATCAATCTTACTCATTATTCTACCTTCATGGCCGATGGTGTGACACCGATCTGCCCCTGATAATGTGACCCCAATCCATTGGTGCCGTACGGCATGCTAGCCGGCCTGTCCAGGTCCTCGAAAGCAATCTGCGCAATCCTATCCCCAGGGAAAAGACGTGCGGGCTTACTGGAGTGCAGGTTAGCGATTTCCAGGGTCACGTTTCCCTGGAATCCTGGGTCAATGTATCCCGCGGACACGTGTACGAGAATGCCTCGTCGTGCCCATGACGATTTGCCTTCCACCCTGGCGACTAGGTCGGCGGGTACGTTGACCTTTTCCTGGGTGGACGCAAGAATAAACTCACCCGGCAACAACTCGTAACCATTCTCATCGATGGTGATGTTTTCGTCGCCATGACGGTAGGTGATAATGTTTTCGTCTAGTCGTACTTCTACCGACGCCGGTTGAATGGACAGCGGTTTGCGCCAGTCGGAGATGAGCTCACCCCAATCGATTCTGCGTCGGAGAGTGAAATCACTCAGTGTGGCCATTCTGGCAGCTCCCGTCTTCGTTTTCTTCGATCATATGGACCGTGTAACCTTTATCACGTAGAATTGCTTCGGCTTCAAGAGCAAGGGCAAGCTTCTCGCCCGGGATGATTTCTATTTCGTCTTCACTACGCTCCGACACCATGATCGCACAGACGTACGCACAATCGTCCAATGAATCACTATAAGTGATCACATACTTACCCACCTCATTCGCATATGTGCACCTAGTAAAAGTGACTCTTCCTTCCTGCCACGAACGCAAAGCAAGTGTCACTCCCTGAACATGCTGCACGGTACGCATAAGCTGACGGATCGCGGCGGACGGATCGGTCGAATAACTCCTGATAGTGAAGTTGCAGTCGGTGGCATGCATGAACGCAGCCGCACCCCACTGATCACCACATTTCGCCAAATCAACGAAAACAATCTCAACAATATTCTCCACAATACTCACGTTTCCGGAATATAGTTGTTAAGGTGATCGTGTGAAATGGCGGACATGAACTCTGTGAGCCGGTCCCGCACTTCCCTGGCACGCTCCTCTGGAGTGAGCTGTCTATCAATAGTGTCCCAGTAGACGCCTCGCAGAATCGCGATCACCGTCTGACTTCCCTGCTCGGCGACGAGTTCACGCAGATACCACGCCGCTTTCCCCATGTCAACATTCTCGTCAGCACCATCCTTGTGGCCAGCCCTGAAAATGTACTTCAGAGCACTGCCAGTCAGATAGTCTTTGTTGCGAATGAAAGTAATGGGCTCAGGGTTGAGAGTCGCGTAGTGTGATGGGTGAATGACTTCGTTCTCGTGCACATTATCCTCGGCACCCCCGCCATTCTTTTCTGTGGTATCGAAAATGTCATCGCACTTCTCTGTGACATAGAGAGTGTCATCACAGAGAGTCAACTCGTAGCGCTGCTCGTCGAACGTGAGAAACGCTTCCCCGCCATCTTCGTTCTCATACCAAATGCACCATTCGCCAGTGAAATACCTACACGCCTTCCTGACGGGTGCATCATAATCGTCGGAAACATGAAAGCGAGCTGGCCTGTCCGTGAATTTCAGTTCATAACCAGGATCAATCTGATAGCCTACGATTCGCCGTCGATACCAGCCGTCGCGCTTGTGCTCCAAAGAAACGCAACGACGACTCCAACACTCTATCCGCCATTCACTACTGAGATAACGACGGACATGCACCTCCCAGAAACCATCATGCGGCACTACCTTTGAAACATACTCGTATATGCCATTCGGGTAGTAAATCTTCTCGAACTCATCATCTACGGGTGCCACTATATAATCTCCTCTCTCTGTCTGCGTGATCGAATAGTCGTTGTACCTGAAATAGCGCCTATGCTCTACACCGGCATGAACAGAATCGAAACCAATCCCATAATTGTCGCCGGTTTGTGCTATAAGTCTCTCTCTGCTACCGTCCGGCAAGTGCAGCCAAACCGGCTTCAAAAACACCGTGTCCGTAATTGTTCACGCTATTTCAGTTACCGATGGTGCCGACCGTGGCGAAGTATGCGAAAAACACCTGAAGCCACCAGAAAGCACGCCATGCAAGGGACAGTCCAATAACTCCGACAATGAGGGCGACTGCGCCCATTGCCATGCCCTCCCCAGTAGACCGCGGCCTGCGAAGCCACGCCATGAAACGATTCGTGGGGCGCGGGGGCGCCATCACACTGAG